GTTGTGTATGTAATAGCTATATGGCAAAAAGTAGAAGCAGCCTTTAACCTTGTTTTTATCATTCGCTTTTGTATTCCTTGCCCTCGATGTGATTTCTTAACCCACGCTCTGTTAAAAATACAAATGCCCTTGCTATAAATAGAACCGCAATAAGCAACTATCTCGCCTTCGTCTAACATAACCCACCACTCACGATTGTACTGGAACTCGTCACCGCAACCCTTAAAGTTTGGGTTCGTATAATCTAATTCTTTTAACTGCTCGTAAGTTTCTTTGTCTAATACGTTGCCGAAGCTAAATATCTTTTTGAGGCGCATTGGTTAACATAAGTTTTTTAAGGTATAGTGCTAAATCTAAAGCCTCTTCGTAAGCGTGTTGCAGCCATTCGTCTTGGCTTAAATCGGTTCTATCCATTGTAGTTCCGTATTCCTTTAACCCTCTTATTTCTCTTGCTTGTAAATCTTTTATTGTTTGGTCAAGTATGTTGCTCATTATTTGTCGGTTTTGCTATGTATCTTAAAACAAGTTTTGCACTTGTATTGTATTTTCTTTACACCCGTTGCGGTTGTTCTACGAAGTGAAATAATCAAGTCATCGCTTCCACATTCAGGGCAAGAGCCTCTATCTTGTCCGAATATAACTCCGTAATGTGTTTTAGGTTCGATGTGGTTTTTAAGTGCGTTAAATACCTGCTCTAATAAAACAACATCTTTTTGGCAATACTTAATCATTTTAGCCATAGCCACTTTGTCCTTATGTAGAACAATGTCCTTCCATAAACTGTACTCTGTTTTAATCTTAGTGCCAATTCCTAAGTAGTCAGCTATGTAATTAAGTTTGTTGCTATTAAATCTAAACTTTGACCTTGCAACCTTTAGCGTGTCAATAGTTGTGTAAGAAGGGAACATAGGTATTCCGTGAAATAAGCACCTTGTTCTAACCCAAGGCAAATCGAACTTGTCGCCATTATGTCCTACTAACTCCGATGCAGTATTGGCTACATCTACAAACTTCTTAAGCATTGATTTGTCGTTCTGTTTGCTATCCCATTCCAAATGGTAAACTTCTTTTTCGTCTTCCCACTTGTAGCAGATGCAAATGATAGCACGTTCTTTAATAATGCTATCGGCAGTTACATTAAGCTTGTAACCTGCGCTCCAGAAAAAGCCAATGTTAGGCGAGGTTTCGATGTCAAAGAATAGTCGTTTTCGTTTTGATTTTAGCATTGTTTATTTTTGGCTGAATTTATCTATTGTAGTAGTACCCATTGCAGCTATGCAAATAACCATTACGGCATCTACAAGTTTATCCGAAGGGGCAATCTCTTGATGCGTGAAGCTATTAGCTAATAAGGTAACACAGATAAACAAAGCAGATAGTAAAGCAATAACTCGCTTTGTAGACACGCTACCTCTTTCGTCTGATAATAAATTGGCTAACCATTTCATAGTATTAATTTAAGGTGTGAAGTATAATTTTGACTCAGATGCTCTGCGCTTTGTAAGACCTGCAAGGACTTTCCCACCTGCTTTATCCCACTTAGCAAACTCTAAAGCTATTGAAGGGTCATTAGGGTTAGCGTTTACCTTCTTTAATAAAGTAGAACTCTTTAGGTTTCCGATACCTGCGTTATAGGCAAAGCTTGTAAGCGCAGCGAACTGATTAGGTGTAACCGCACTCTTAACTAATGGAGAAACTTTGTCAGCAAACTCTTTGGCTATTATCTCAAATAATTCATTTGCTCGTTCTTGACTAATCTTATCGCCCGGTTTTACAGGTGTTCCGTTCTCGTAAAAAGTATTCCCGTAGCCTATTGTGTCCTTTGCTGCGCTGCATTTGTAAGCTACTAACTTGCAGCCTTCGTAGAATTTAATTAGGTCTTTGCCTTTGTCGTTTAATTGCATCTTAATTTATTTGTGAGTATAGAAATAAAGTTAGCATAGCAAATAGAACCGAATTAAGCCTATGTAGTTTTATTTCAAAATCTACTGCCTTTTCGTATTTCTCGTAAATCGCTATGTTTTTATAATACCTACTACGATAATCGTTTAACGTATCGTTAGCTATTTTATTGCGTATTGTAAGGGTATCCTTAAGGGTAAGTAAGTCGATGCGTAAGCTATCCCTTGTCTTGATGTTAGCTTTGATTAAGCTATCTATTCTGTTGTTCTGGTAGCTTACTAAATTAGTTAGGCTATCAAATGAGTTGTTAATCTTCTCGCCTTCTGACCGGCTAATAACAATCTTGTCTTCGCCACCTATCTTCTTAACGTATTGGGCGAAGCATAAACTTGGTGCTATTAGTATCGACAGAATTAGCAGAGTCCAATTTAGCCTTAACTTCATTTAGTTCTGTTTTTAATTCTTTTACTTCTTGCTTTAAGGTAACTATCGTTTTTACTGTCTTCATAATTACCTTCTTGTTATCCTGAGAAGCCACACTCTGCACCGATTCACTCTGCACTTGGCTTTCTTTTACTTTGTCTTGCAACTCTTTAATTTGGTTATCGGTCTTAGTTCCGCAACCTATCAAAGCTATTAATACTAAATAGCGCATTACTTAAACTTTTTAAGAGCCTTAAGGTCTACTGCCATTTCTAAACGAGCCGTACTTGCTGCGTTACTGCTATCACTCTTACGCACCATTTCATACAAGCTGCCTATCTTTTCGTCTTGCTTTTCGTTACGCTTTGCATTGTCGATATACAAGTAACTAATACCGCAGATACACAAAAACAACATACCCACGACAGGGTTCTTGCTAAACTCTTTGAATGAAATCGGTAACGGGTTTGTCGATACGTTTACGCTTCTTGCTGCTTTTGCCATATTATTTCTTTTTCCAAAAGAATAAGATTAGCGTAATTATCAATATAAGCGCGATTAAAGCCTTATAAAATTCGCTGAAGGACTTATCCTTAGTTTTAATTATCTTCGAAATTTGGGTACTTTCTGTGCGATTTAGAGCCATTGAGTCCGTCTTGGTCTGCTTACTATCCGTTTGTTTCTCTTTTGTGCCTCTTGTGTAGGTTTCCGTGTACTTAGGAATAGTTATCATACTATCCTTAGTAAGCCACAAAGTATCGTAGTAAGTTATTGTCTTGGTAAAATATTCCTCTTTTTCTACTATTTTAGTTACGCTATCTAAAACGATAACACGCACCGAGTCAAAGGTCTTGACAACAGTGCTATCTAAACGCTCCGATGCCTTCTTTACAGATGCACACGAAGTAAGTAATAAGGCTAAAAGTATTATTCTCATTTTAGTTTCTTAGTCATTTTCCAATAGTATCTAATAGCCATTGTTCCAGAAACAATAGCCACCAAACTTGCAATCAATGTGAATAGTGGTTGAATACTTGTAATGCTTATTGTTGCACTTACTACTGAAACGATTGTTGATTGGTCTGCTTGGTGGTTATTTTCCATTAAAGTTCTTCTTCTTCTTGTTTGTTAAAGTCGATGCCGGTAGTCCAATCTTCTAAGAAAGTAAAGTCATTTAAGCCAGATTGATTGACTACGTTAATTATTACAAAGTCAAATTCTTTATCATTTAAGGCTTCAATATCTTTAGTCAGCTTCTTGATGCCTTCTTTTGAGTAGCGATAATTCCCTTTGTCATCTAATAGTAAGCAGTCCTTATCGTCTGTCTGCGCTGCATCTAAACGCAAGATTTCAACTTCTGCTTGGTAACCTTCGTGATAGGTCTTAACTTTCTCGTAAATTTTAAATAGCTTCTTTTGTGTCTTTGTGTCTTGACTGCCAATAACTTGGTTTAGGCTGCTTACTAATTGTAATAGTTGTTTGTACTTCATATTGTTTTTTTTGTAAAGATATATTAAGGATTTTGGAATGGCAAAGCTGGGTCTAATAATTTCCATTTAAATTTTCTATGTGTTGCTTCATTGTTTTTTAAACATTTAGTTAAACAAGAAGAACAAGTATTCATTTCTTTTAATATATACCTTCTATTGTACCAAACTTTTATAAGGTTATTATTTTTGTCGTATTGACCAATAGGTTCATAAATAGATAGCCAATATTGCTCATTTGCATTTTTATGTTCTTTAGTCCAATTACCATATGTTTTCCCTTTTATACTTTTAGAAAGCTTTTGTCTATGCTCGTTTGACTTTGGCTTACCTTTTAATGCCTTTGATATATTTAACTTTCTTTCTTCTGTAAAAGGTAGTTTATGTTTTGCAGCTTCTCTTAACTTAGCTTTTTGTTCTTCTGTTCTTTTTTTTCCTTTATTCCAACACCCAGTAAAATCTTCTCCGCCATCAGTTAAATTAGCTAAAGTACCTGTCTTTTTATCTATTCTGCCATATAAAGAAACAAACTCTTTTTCTTTTTCTAATGCTTGTTCTCTTGTCAAATCATCAAATAATATTTCTACTATATAATTTGTTCTTGATACAATAGATTTCCAGATACTATTTCTTTGTCCTTTATCGTATGCTCTTTTTAAATAAGTTGCAATACCTATATAAAAAGGTTCATTCTTATCTAATCTTATATGTCTGTATAAATATGCCATTATGCAAATATACTAATTAGACCAAGGTAGTGGCTTATTAATTATTGGCGGGTTTTTTAGGTTCTCAATCTGAGTATCTAAGTTTTCATTCATAGCTTCTACATTAAGACCTGCTTCTAACCAAGTACATACTTGCTCATAAGTTAAATCTTCGTAAGCAGTAAAGTCAGTTTCCGAAGGTGTTTCGCAAGACAATACTCCGTAAATATCTGCAAAGTATTGTTCGTCTGTACCCTCATAACGATAATGCACTCTTTTAACTACGTCTGTTAATTTGTCTTCTGAAGGTGCGGTATCCATTTGAACCACAACCCATTTTTTTTCTAATGCCATTTTATATTTTTATGGTAATGATGAATAAACATTAATAAAGTATATTGTGCCGTCAATGTTTACAGGTAGGTGACCACCTGAATTGAACGCTTGCCCTGTATTTCT